TGCGTTGACGTCACGGGTTCGTCAAGCGACGTTATCGGTGCCGTCCGCAAGGTCGTTGGGGAAGAGAACTACAGAGGCGACGCATGAACGCGAAGCAGAAGTAACGTGGCTCGGCATTACCCCGTAGCGTTCAATGCAGTCTTAGACGCAGTTTGCGCCTTCAACGCCTCGAACCCGGGAAAATTCCTAGTTTTCCGTCCGCCACTCTGTCGCGATGGCACGTTATTTACCCTTGCATTTTGCAATTCGTGGAAGCAAGGCAATTCGTGGAAGCAAAGCATAGACGTGGACATTCGAAACGGCTTGCAAGAATGTGAAAAGAAGCTGCTCGATTTCATTGATGCCCTGTGAACGCGACCTCCGTCGTGTCCCTTGCGATTGATTCTGGAGAATTGACTCGCGAAGACCTCGCCGAGTGCGAGTGTGGTAAGCGTGCGGTATTCCGCGTGAGTTCGCTTGTTATCAAGCAGGCCCAGTGCTTAGATCGTCGTCAACCGCTCCAACTCGACCCAAACGAACGCGCCGAGTATCTTAGCCTATCCCCTTTCAGATGCTGGCCGTGCGCCGAGCGATACCTATTGATGGAGTAAACGGTGGCGTTTCGCGAAATCGTTGACGCTCTAAAGGGGCACTATCCCGAAGGAACGTCAGACCGCTTTCGTCGTTTAGATGCTTACGAGAAACTTCTCAATAATAAACTTTACGACCATTTACCCCATGCTTTCATCACGGAAAGCAACGGGGGATCGCACGTTCCGTTCGCGCAACGCCGTCCATCCGAGACCTACAATCTCGCGGAGATCATCGTTTCGCAGACCGCTGGGCTCCTCTTCGGTGACGAGCAGGCCCCCACGGTACGCTGCCACGACGACAAAGCGGACGGAGAAAATCCCGATAAGGCCACCGAGGACGCGGTCGAGACCTTAATCGACACGCTGGAACTCGACGCCTACCTCCACGAAGCGGTCTATGTCGGTAGCCCCGGCTCCGTCGCGATCGTCGTTCGCGCAGTCGGCCCCGACAAGCGCCCGTATATCGAAATCGTCAATGGCAAGTTCGGGATGCCGATTTACGCTACGCTTGAGCCCGACAAGCTCGTCGCCCTTCGTCAAATCTACCCGGTCAAGGGTGACGATTTGATTCCGCTCGGCTACGACGCCATTGAAGGTGGCGACTATTGGATGCGGCTCGACATCACCGAGACGAACGAAGTCCGCTACGTCCCGCTCTCGGATACCGACTATCAACGCCTTGGAACCAAAGACCCCGTCACGCATAAAGTGATCGAATGGGAACTTGATGCCGAGCGTTCGTTCACGCACGCTTTTCAGTGCGTTCCCGTGGTCTGGATCAAGAATCTCGGACGCACCACTTTCGGCATTGACGGGCCTTGCACGTTCGGCTCAATCGTAGACCTCATCGTTTCGATTGATTACGGTATTTCCCAAACGACGCGTGGATTTCGATTCACCGCCGAACCGATGTTGGCTATTGCCCGCGGTGAACTCGCCGACCAGAACATTGAAGGACCGCTCGGCGACGGAACCCTTAAAGACTCCGGTGGGCGACCCGTCCGCACTGGCGCGAACTTTCTTGACCTTGAGCATGGTGCATCCGCGCAGATGCTGGAGATCGCCGGCAAAGGCTTAACCGGATTCAAAGAATATCTCGAGATGCTACGCGAGTGGGCGCTTGAAGTTCTCGGTGGCATGAAGGCCAGTGCCGAGCATACGAAGGGCGCACCCTCCGGTAAAGCACTTGAGATGCTTCACCAGGCGTTGATTCTGTTGGTCAAGCGCCAACGTCTCGCGTATGGCAACCGCGGCTACGTTCCGTTACTCCGCGTTATCCTCAAGGGGATCTCGAACGGTGCGATCGTGGTCAACGGCATCTCGAACGTGAATCCCGATGTTCCGCTCCGTTTGGTGTGGCCGTCGTGGATGTTGCCAACGGGGACTGATTTAATGGCGCACGCTCAGGGTTTGCAAGAACTCGCTGGCATGGGTCCAGACGGTCAAACCCGACCACTGTTGCCCGAGTCCGCACTCGTTCGACTCGCCGCGAACGCAGTCGGAATCAACGACGCGCAACAGGCCATCGCCGAGCTCGAAACGCAGCGCACCAAAGAGGACGCGGTCAAAGCCCAGAACGCGCACGACGCCGCCGCATTACAAGCCGCGGTCAAGACTGCTGCGCCACCGGCTAAGAAGTAGTCCATGCTTGCACCCATTCCCGAAGACCCACTCGAACTTGAGGAGTACCAACGCAATCTCATGACCGCCGAAGAACTCGCAGCGAAAGCCGCCTCCGATCAAGCCGCCGCCGATGCTGCCAAGGCCGACGCTGCGAAGAACAACGTCGATCCCGACTACGCCGCACGTCTACGTCGTGAAGCGGCGGAAGCGCGAGCTGAGGCCGAGGCCGCACGCAACGAGTCGAAAGCGTTGAAAGACGCTGAAGCTGCGCGAGTGGCGAAGAATCTCGAAGATCAAAAAGAGTTCGAGAAACTTGCCGCTCATCACAAAGAGAAAGCGGAACTAGCCGAGCGGGAACGGGACGAGGCGAATAAACGCGCTGACTCCGCACGCGACTCAGCCAACGCCGAAGTCGAGAAAGAGCGCACCGCTCGTAAGCTCGAAGCCGCTGCATCCAAGCACGGCCTCCGCGATCTTGACGACGTGAGCGCACTTGATATGAAGCTCATCCGCAAGGGCGACAACGGCGAACTGCTCGGCGTCGATGAAGCGTTCGAAGACTTGAAGAAGCGCAAGGAGCACTACTTCAAGGTTGACGGTCGCAAGAACAACGGCGGAACTCCACCACCTCGCCCATCGAGCGACGATCCTGCACCGAAGGACGTGTACGCCATGACGGACGCCGACTTCAATCGCGAGTTTGCACAGCTTGGTAAAGGCGTTCGAGCCTAACTAGATGGCGCAACCGATTTGCTTCTGTGACTACGAAGACGACGCCGAATACTGCGCGTGCAAGATGCCTGTCGCCATTCAAGGCGAGGTGTGTTCCATGTGTACGTCGGGTCATCATCGGCTGATGCGCTTCTATCTGCGCGACGACGAATAAAAGACGTTAATCTCGGCGGGGAATGTTCTCCGCAAAACTTGCGTGACACTCGGCTGAGGCCGTGATCGTAAGTTGTCCGACACTCGGCACGGGCCGTGAGGACAAGCACTAGCTCGACATCAGTCGGGCTTTTTTGTTTCTCACTTTCTTCACTGAGGTATGTGTCATCGCATTACAAAACGTTCCCGCAGGTCTTGCCTCTGTTATTCAAGGAAATTGGCTCAACCGCCGTTTCGAACAACAGCTTCGCAACAAAGCGGCCTTCCGACTCGCGGCGTATCGTACGCCCGTCCCCGTCCGTTCGGGCGAAACCACGCTCTACTCGCGTGCTGGTCGTCTCGTTCCCGTCGTGCAGGATCTCAACCCGGCGACGAACCTTGGTTTGGACAACAACTACACGACTCCGGTCGGTGGCGTTGGTGCGACCAACTCGTATTCGTACGAGCAGTATCAGGTTTTCATCGCGAAAATCGGCTTCCCACTCGACATCAACGCGATTCAACAGCAAGAGCTGATCGCCGATGTCTTCAAACAGAACTGGGACAACCTTGCAGAGCAGGCGGCACTGTCGCTCGACCTCAAGGCCGCTCAGGCGACGTTCATTGCGTACGAATCGGGTCGGACCTACGTTCGTACGGCGACCTCCGCATCGACCACCGCCTCCGTTGATAATATCTACGGCCTCTCGACGGTGTTCTCGACGACCGTCGTTCAAGGCAACAACATCCCGATCGGCTCCCCGATCGCGGTGTCGGTTGGAGTCCCGCTCAGTGCGACGGTCTATCCGATCTCTGGCGCAACGCCGTATATCGTTTCGGTAACGTTGGCCGCGGCTGACGGTTCGAACGTTTCGGTCATGCAGCAGGGCGCCGGCTCGTCGGGCATGGTCAACGGTGCTTCGGGTGTCCTCACGTTCTCGGCAGCACAGACCTTCGCCCAAGGCGACGCGATCATTGCGGCTGATGCCCCGTCGCTCATCCGCCCGGGCAATCGTCGCTCGCGCTTCTCAATGACGACCTCGGACACACTCGGTATTCAGATGATCCTGAACGCCAAAGCAATCCTGAAGGCGAACAACATCCCGCCGATGGCCGATGGCACGTACGCCGTGTTCATGGACCCGATTCTGATGGCACAGTTCTTCGCCGATCAACAGTTCCAGATCATGGCGCAAGGCGCTGAGGCATCTGCGCTGTTCAAAGACGGTGTGCTGATCCGTCACTTCGGCGTAACGTTCGTGGAAACGACCAACGCCCCGGTGTATGGTCCGTTCACCAACTCGTCCGCGCAGTCGATTTACACGCGTCGTTTGATCGTGTGCGGCGACCGCTACCTGAACGAGTGCCCCTTCGAAGGACTCGAAGCCGGTTACAAGAGCCTCGCCGACATGTCGATTTCGGACGTGCGAGTGATGAACGACGTCGCCGTCGTGACTCGTCCGCCGCTCGATCGCGATGCAACGTTGCTCGGCCAATCGTGGAACTGGATCGGCGGATTCGTCTGCGGAACCGACGCCACGATCACCCCGGCAGTCATCCCGACCGCAACGCCCGCGCGCTACAAACGCGCAGTAGTTTTGGAAGCCGCGAGCGCATTTTAATCGACTCAAGACGCCATTGGCTTCGGCTGGTGGCGTCTTGGTCTCTTTTTGGATCGCGGGCCGGATGGTAAGGCAGCACGGTGCTAACGTGCCGAGGCGGGAACGCTGACGAGGTTCGATTCCTCGGTGATCCGATTTCCTATTTACATTCTCTATCGTTTGAGGTCGCTATGCCGCAAGGTCCTTTCCCTGGTGGTGTGACCCCAGGCTTCCCCGCCCTTCAACCCCCGTACTCTTCAGTCACCGCACCGTTCTCGGGTGGCGTTCTCGATCAAGCGAGTTCGATTACCCTAGGGTTCTCTTCATCGACGGTTACGATCGGCGGTACAATCGCCACGGGTAACCCCGTCACCGTAACGATCAACGGTGTGGCCTCGGTTGGCACAGCTATCGCTGCGGATACGCCGATTCTGCTCGCTGGCCGAGTCGTTTCCGCGATCAACGCGAACGCTGGCGTCAATACGATCGTCGTTGCATCGAATGCCGGAACTGCGGCGGTGACCATCACCTCGCTCACGTCGGGCCAGCCCGGTATGTATGCGCTCAGTTCAACGGCGCAAGCCTCGGTCACGGCGGTTGCTTCGTACTCTCTGCTCGACTATGCGGGTGTCATTATCCCGACCGCGACGTTCTCGTACGCTGGCGGTAATAACGCGGTGGCAGGCGACTACGGCGATCAAGTGTTTTACTACAACACCCCGTACTCGGTCGATTCAAATACGAAGGCTGATCTTCGCCTTCAGGGGCTGGTTCTGTAGTGGCCCTCTCTGATGGTCAACGCACGATGATGACCGCGCAACTCCAACGCGCGATTGCAACGAAGAACATCGAAACCGAGAACGCCGACATCAACGACCTCGCGGCGGATCATGGTTTGAACATCAAGCCCGACGAGAAGCCGAAGAAAAAGGGCAAGACGAAAGTCGAGCATCGTATCGTCGGATACATCGTTGGCGAAACGTGTCGGCTCGCGCTTGAATGCGGAGTCGTGCAATTCCGTCGCGGTGAACGGGTTGACGACTTGGGCACCGTGCGGGATCTCAAGGACGCCGGCATTCCGGTTCATCCAGCCTACGAACAGGTTTCGGTCGCAGACGAGTCCGAGGAAACCCCACCCGAGGATGCTGTCGCTGAATAAGGAGTAGTCTAATTTTAAGCGACTTGCAGAAGGCGGATGTCCGCCGGCATCTTGGCGTACCATTTGCGGGCCTCGCACAGAGCGGCCTAACGATGGGTATTCGTACGCTTTTCCTCGCTGGTCAGCTTGAGTTCTACATGCAGAACTTGCAGGCAGCGGAAGAAGCAATTCTTACGGGTCAGCCATACGGTCAAATCCGACTTGTGGGTATCCCGGTCGCTGGTCAGACCATCACGCCCACGGTAAACGCAACGCCAATCCTGTATACAGTCACGGCGCTTGACGTAGCCGCGACGGTGCCGTTGACCAACATCGCAAATGCCGTGGCGCAAGCGGTGAATAACGCACAGGTTGGTGGCGTATTCGCTGGTGGCTCATCGGTTTTGCCATCCGCTCCCCCTGCACAGCTTCCTGCGTTCGCTCAGATCACACTCGTCTCTCCGCTATCAACGTTCACACTTTCGGCTGGAACAACGGGATCGATTCAAGCGTACGTGACCGCGAACGGTTCGGTCTATCCGAATCCTCAGTACACGAAGAACAATTCGGACGGAACATCCACGGCAATTTACGGCTACATCGCGATCTGTAACTTCATGCAGAACCGAATCATGGCCGCAGATAGTAACTTTGACACACTCGTTGCCGGCGGCCGCGAAGGCATCACCCTTCGTCCGTACGAGATGAAGCAGCGAATCCAAATGTATAACTACTGGCGCGAAGCGATGGGCAACGTCCTATCGGTCGGCAAAGACGCATGGGGCTTCAGGGGCAACTCTGGGAGCAATCAAGGCGGCGTTTCACTTTAGAGAGGTTGCTTCATGCCCGGTATTATTTCGCCCGAGAACTTCTTCCAATACTCAAGCGGTATCGCCGATGCCTCGTATGCGTTCGATTTCTGCACGCGAGCGACAATCGCGGGCGGTGGTAGCGCGATCGTCACCTTCCCTACTCAGACGACCATCATTCGCATTCGTTCGTTGACGATTTACGATGTAACGGCGGCGACGGGCGGCACGGCTCCTGCACTCATCGCAGTGTACTATCGGATTGACGGCCGCACCCCCAATGCCACAACGGCGTCGGATGGGTCAACCTCACGAATCGTAAAACCCAGCGAGCGTCAGGGTATCAATCGATTTACCGCGCAAGAAAACGGCGTGACCCTCTTTAACCCGAATGCCGCGGCGGTAACGGTCCAAATCGAACTCGCAGCCTAGGAGCAATCAATGCCTGACATCGGGGATATACAGGCAAAGATTGACTACGGCCGCGGGCGAGCAGCCGAGTTTATTGGGCAGTCGTACGATGTGTACCGTTTGAACGCGAGCTCCACTGGCTCGTTGATTCAAATGTCAAACCGTGTTTTCTCGTATTTCAAAATGCAGATTAAGCGGGATGAGAGCAAGGAAAACACCGAGTCGAACGTCATCATTAAGGTGCCTCGCTTCCGGGCTATTTGCAACGGCGGTTTGCTCCAAATCGGCGACGTTCTCGTAGAGCGCGGGTCGCTGACTCGACCGGACGAAACCAAACCCTACTCCGGCAACATGTTCACGTTCGCGTATTTCCGACCCATTCGGCGTTACATCATGATGCAAACGCCAATCTCCGGTCAGATTTCTCGAGCGAACAACGATCCCGCGTCAACGAATAGCGGACGAGTCGCCTACGGTACGATGGCGAAGCCACTTGAGCAAGTTCTCACGCTGGTAAACGGGCTATACGCATGGTCGTCAACCGGAGCGCCCGCTGGCATCCCGATCGGTCTTATCGCCACCTCGAAGGCTGGAAGTCTCCCGCCTCCTGATCGTCGTCTACCGACAGATGTACCCCGTCAATCGTGGGATGTCTACTGTCCCGCTCTTCCTGGTGTGGCCTTAGTTGAGTCGCACATCATCACTGCGGCGAATGGCGATCGTTACTTCGTCCGAACTCCGTTTATTCAGTACATTGGCCTTCAAGGCTGGCAGATGAACTGTGAAAAATTACGCGTCTAGTTGCAAGGAGTTACATCTTGTCATTCAACGTTAGCCGGGATGCGTCGTACACGGTGATTGTTGATAATGAGCCGTTTATGTTCACCCTGCTAAAGACCGTTTACCGAGACATTGTGAAAGACAGCATCCGCTATTCTTTCGAATGGTTACGTCAGAATGCCGAAAGTGAACACTTAATCGAACGCCTTTCTCGGGCGTATACAACCATCGGCGTTCATGAAGTGTGGCGAAATCACAATGGAACAGTTGACCAGTACGCCCTGACCAACGGAAGGGTAGTTGCCGCGTCTTTTGGTTCAATCGGCAACACCGATGGATTGATAAATACGAAGTGGGGACCAATATTCGGTTCGGACGGATGTACGGTCACCCCCCGCCTCGTCATTGACTTTTCCGGGCGCGATCTTCTCCTTAAAGGGAGCTAGAAATCGCCGCTGCTTAGTGAGGCTCGTCGCGCATGTCATTAGACGAGTACCGCAAGCGGATGCAGCCGTACCGCGAGGCGTATCGAGAGACACTCTACGCCTTAGAACACCAATGGGCGGCAGAGATTTCAGCGACGGTCGAACGGGTTTCAAAAAGTCTCCCGATTCCGGTCTCTGAAGGGTGGATTCGGTCCCTCTCAGGTCCCGAACATGAGCTCACGATCGCTCATCAGCAGCGCGTCGACGCACTCACCATGGACTACCAAATCACTTCCGAAGCCATCCGCCGCGAGCTCGGTTTGGACTCTGGTTGAAATCCACCGAAGGGGTTAGCGTGAGTCTTACCGCCGTCTGCGTTGACGATTCGCAGCTTGAAATATCGCTCATTCAGCGCATTCTCACAACGCACGGTGTGAATGTCCTTGCGACTTCGACGGACGGCCTTAGCGGGCTCGAATTGATCCGCAAATATAGACCCGATTTCGTCGTGCTCGACATTATTCTGCCGATGATGACCGGAATTGAGATCGCTCAAGCGATTTTCGATGAAAAGATACCGACGATGGTGCTCATAGCATCGGGTTCGGGTCAAAAAGTCGTTCGCGAGCAAGCCAAAGCCGCCGGCGCACGCCTCTTCATCGCTAAACCCTACGACGACGTTGAGACCTGGGACAACATCGAGCCTTTTCTTGGGGAACTCACCCCGCAGGAGTAGCCAGTGGCCGATGTTTACGACGTTGCAAATGCGATTGCGGACGTAATCAACGCTACCGTTCAACCATTGGTCGGAACCACATATCCGATTTACCCGATTGTTGACCAGATCGTAGCAGGTACAACGGGTACGGTCCCCCCGATTCAAGTCATGGTCGGGAACATTCTGCTCGAGAAGTTGATGTCAAGATTAGAGCAGGGTAAGGCGGCTATCTGCGTTGAGGCCGACGAGAAAGACCTCACCTCGCCACAGTATCTGTACCTCAACGACGACGACTCGGCGAACGGTCCGCTCCCCGTATCGTTGCTTTCGACGGTCATCGCTGGACAAGTGCTCACGATCTCGGGTCTGATTCAAGTCGGCGACGTCATCGGACTCCAACAGGGCGCGCTCGGTGCGGGCTATGCGGTCGTCGGCACGGATACGCTGACCACGATCGCGACGGGGCTTGCGGCGGCTGCGAATACTGCAGGCATCGCATGTACGTCAAGCGGCGCCACAGTCACTCTTACCAAGACCGCGCTCTTCTCCGCGAATGTCGGCACGACGTACTCGCAACGCTCTCGCGAAATATGGCGTCGTCGTAAGACGTTCTTTGCCTCGTTTTACGCCACGACGCCTTACGATCGGTCGTACGTCGGAAAGTACGTCGAGGCCGCATTCCCGCCGGGCACGCGATTGGTCATGCTGGATGGTACGAATGCGACTTTTCTTTTCGCCATGCAGTCGGCTGACTTCGATGACCAACAGCGCGATACGACGCTTATTCGGCGTGTGTTCTGGACGGTTGATTTCCTTTCGATTCAGGTGAACCCCGTCGTCCAAGTCGTCGCCTCAAATATCTCGCAAACCGTTGCGATCGGTGGAGTGAACTTCCCCTCGCCACCGACTGCCTCTCAACTTTAGCCACGCGCCCCCCCGATAAGGAGTCCCCATGCCGTTCGTTGTGAGCGTCAGCGTTAATCACGCTGGCGTTTTTTATGATGTCGGGAGTCGCGTCAGCGATGAACTCGGAGCATCAATTCTCGAGGAACACCCCTCGTCGCTCGTCCGCATCGCGCACGATGACGACATTTGCTTGGCCGATTGCGACCACCGCACCCCGCCGCCCGATGTGAAGCCAACATTTCGCGCTTCCTCAATCCCTAGCTCTGAGGTGACCAACTAATGCAGCGCGTTCCTAACAGGGGGGCATAGTCTTGCCACAAGTAATCCAAGGCGCGGCAAATGCTGCCACACTCGCTGGCGTCGATGACGTCTACGTTCTCATTCAGCCCCCGTCGTCTGCTGCGCTTCCGGGCGCGCAAACAAATACCGTGGGCTTCACCGGCTCGTCGTCGTGGGGACCGCTCAACACAACTCTGACGATCGGTTCGGGTACGGATCTCGTTACGCAGTTTGGTCCCCCGACCACGGCAGCGTTCGACATGCCGACCGACGTGTATATTGCGTTGCAGAGCGGCGCGAATAACATCAAAGCCGTCCGCGTGTCGGACGGTACAGATACCGCTGCGGTCATTAAGATGAACGACTCGACGGGTTTCGCAACTGATCCCCTCACGGTCGCTGGTGCGTTCTCGGCCGGTGTCCCTCTTTCGGTCACGCTCACCCCGGTAACGGGTACGGCGGTCGTGGTCAACTACACGACGCAAACGTCGGACGCCACGCTTACTGGTGTCGCGTCTTCGCTTAACGCAGCGATCAACAACTCGAACGCGGTAACGGGCGCGAATGCGTTCCTCAAAACCGCAACGGTTGTCGGTGTTGGCATTACCCTGACGGCGCTCGTCTCCGGTGCCGCACAGAACACGGTCGGCGTCGTTACTACCGGCGTTGGCGTCACGGTCACTGCTGGCTCGGCCACGCTCCTGACGGGTGCCACGCCCGGTACGCTCGCTTCGCTCACCGCGAAGTACACGGGCTCGTATCCGAACAACGCGACCAATCCATCGCAGATTCAAGTCGTTGCAGGCTCGACGTCCACGACGACCTCACCGACGTACAAGCTCGTCATCACGTTCCCGAACTCGGTCCCGGAAGTCTACGACAACGTCGTAGCCTACGCGACGGCGGGCGCGGGTTACGCAGCAACGACGCTCATCGCCAATATCGTAAACGCCATCAACGGAACCCCGGCCCTCAATCAACTCCGCCCCGCATCGTCGTTCTATATCGCCGTATCGGGCGCTTCGACGGCGACCCCGTTGCTCGGTACACTTCAAGGCGTTGCCACAAACGGCACGGACGGCGCGAACCCAACGACCGGTCAAGCCCTCGGCTCCGATGCTGCAATTCCGAAAACCGGCATGTACGCGCTTTCGGGTCAAATCGCTGGCGGGCAGTTCTGCCTCTCCGGTAACACCGATCTCGCTAACTCGGGCTCACCCGCCATCGCATTTGCCCTGCGCGAAAATGCACTCGCGGTGATGAGTTTCCCGAAGGGCACCTCGACCAATACAAACGTCGCAAACAAGGCGCTCTATGGTCTCAGCTCACCTTCCGCGATCGTGCTGCAAGACTTCATTGAGTTTACTGACTCGGTAAATAATATCACGGCGCGATCGGTCGCGGGTTCGCCGTTTGCTCTCGCGCTTTTGGCAACAACTTCGCCCGAGACCTCACCCGCGAATCGTCGTACTTCGGTCATCACCGGAACTTCTCGCACGGGCGCGGTGCAGAATCAGCCGTACTCGCCCGCCGAGCTCCAACTGCTCGAGCAAAACGGCATCAATCTGTTCACGCTCACGCCACCGGGTGGAAACTACCCGGCCCTCCGCCACAACAAGAACAGTCTCGGTTCGGCCGACCCAGCGCGCGGCAACATCGCGTATTCGACTATGACGAAGTTCCTCGCGGCGTCATTGTCTTCCACGGTGCTCGGTCAATTCATCGGCCAAGGCCAATCGCGTCAACCGGGCGACAAGTTGCGCGAGAAGGTCCGCGCGACGGTCAACGACTTCCTCGAACGTCTTCGCAATTCGAACATCATCGACTCGCAATACACGCAGTGCGACCTCAAGAACAACACGGTCAACGGTATCGCGTCTGGTCTTCTGAACGTCGCTTGCACGGTTGGCTATATGTCGATTGTAGACCGTCTCGTGATCTCCCTCACTGGTGGACAGACCGTTAAGGTAACGACGGTTCCCGGCCAGCTCACGGCTCAAAGCTAGGAGTATAGATTATGGCTGGACCTTTAAGTGCTGGTTCTTACAATGTCGGTCGAGACCTAACGCTCTCGGCCGTTATCAATGGTCAGACGTTTTCGACGTTTGGCCTCGTGACGGACACGAATCGTCATGTGATGTCGCACTTGCACGAAGTGATCCCGACGAACAACGATGGTATCCCGGTCTTCCGTGTGACGTATTCGGGCTTCGAGTCCGAGTTCCACATCACGCGCCAGAACGGTCAACTCGAATACCTCATCGACTCGCTGGTCAATAACTACTACGCGGGCGGTACGCCTCCGATTGTCTCTGCGCTCGAAACCATTCGCAACCCGGATAACTCGGTCGATCAGTGGCAGTACACGGGCGGCGCGATCATCCCAGAAAATCTCGGTTCGTTCAAGGGTGCAGACCCGGTGAACGATCAGACGGTGAAGATTCGCTTCGCCCAACGAGCGCAAGTTGGCGGCGCGGTTTCAGCGTTCGCGGCTGCCCTTACTCCTTCGAACTCTCTATAATGCACTGCGCCTGCCATCGACTAACCCTCGGTGTCGGGCGCTTTTTTCATAACGAGGCACAATGTCCGTAACTCTGGACGACTCAGCCGAGCGCATGTCCGACCATACCGAACTTCTTGGGCAAGATCGGCACGAATGGGAAGCCCCCGATAAATCACACCACGTGACGTTCGGGCGACCGCGCGGTCTCGCATCGCTCAAAGTCGCAAAGGTCCTCGGCCCGCAGCAGGCCGCGAATATCGTTCTCTCGACCATGTTCTACGCCATCCTCGGTATCAAGGCTTTCGACGGTGAAACGTTCTTCGAGCCACGCACGGAGATGGAGTTCGAGGCCGCGGTGTACCGCTTTGGCACGAACGACACGGCCGACATGAACTTCAACGACTATGTTATCGCGTGGCAACGGGCCTTGCATCCCGAAATGTTCAACGAAATGCAGATCGCTCGCGAGGCCGGCGAACCGCCCGAGACCCTTGACCGCATTGCGAAAAATGCTGGAAGTGTGACTGCAAAAAAATCGCCGAGAGTCCGTGGGTCAATCAAATCGTCGGACTCTGTGGCGGAATAATTCCCTGGCACATAGCCACCGAAATGCCGGACGAGATTCGGTTAGGCTGGATTGTGGCTATCGGGAAGTTCAATGGGCAAGAGTTCAACTGGATGAATATGCAATTCGTGAAGCCGGAGTAAGCCAATGAACTTCGCAAATCTCGGTGCGTTTTCTCGACATATGGCACTTCTCGCGGTAAAAGAACTCGCGATCGATACGATTGCCCGAGGTGGCGTCGCTGCGGAACTGCACAAAGCTGTGCGCGAGAAGATCGGCGGCGACCCCGCTGGCCTCCCGCCTCCGCTCGCTGCTTCTACCGTTGAGAAGAAGGGTCACGATCTGCCACTTTACGAGTCGGGCAAACTGCACGATTCCATTCAGTGGGAACACGTTTCGGCTCGAAAGACCATTGTCGCCTCGGATGATCCGAAGGCGGTCTGGCACGAGCTCGGGCCGACGAACGGGCGCTTTCCAAGACGTTCGTTTCTCGCGTCCACCGCGAATGAAAAGAACATGCTTTTACTCGATCTATACACCGAAACGTTGCAAGCCTTTCTCGCAGGATCACGGATGGGCGCAGCGGTCGGTATGTCTGTTGTCAGTTCTGGCGTTTCGCGTATCAAGCGCGTCACGTAATGCCAATAAGTCTCTGTGGAAATTGGTATAATTGACCAGTGCTGCAAATTCGAATTTACTGCTCAAAGTGTGGTTGTGGTAAACCTCCTGACTCCTCATCGTATTGTCGTCCGTGCTTTCGCGAATATCGAAAATCTAGAGGACCTCGAACGTACGATCAGTGTGGTTCGTGCAAGGAGCCAAAGAAGCGGACGCGCGCATCTCGTTGTGGCCCGTGTTCATGGGAGCGAGAGAAGGAACGGACTAACGGCTATGTCGTTTGTCGCCAGTGCGGTGTTTCCAAAAAACGCGGACTAACTCGTTTTTGCGTAACGTGCCGGGCGAAAAGATTTAAGAACGCTAAAGAACATGGTCTAGGCACGAGTGTTACGTGTTCTCGATGTATGCAGACTAAAAAGCGCGGAACTGCACCTTACTGCTTGCCATGTGGTCGCATTTACGAACGCGAATTGTATGCACGGAATCCAGAACACTTCCTTCAAAAAGCCAGGATTCGACGTGCCAGGCTATATGGCGCACCAGGAACTTTCTCATCGACAGAATGGGAAGCTATTAAAGCGAGGCAACTCGGTCTTTGCGCCCATTGCAAACTGTCTAAAAAGTTAGATAGGGATCACATCGTCCCCCTTGTTTTGGGTGGGACCAACTGGATAGAGAATATCCAGGGTTTATGTACGTCGTGCAACAGTCGCAAAGGCGGACGTTGGGTCGGCTGAACGGCTAAGAAATGGAGATCGTCATTTTTGCAGCATGGACTATCGGCATTTCGCTCATCACGAAATCAAACTTCGGGTTAGTCGCCGGAAACATCGCTCGGCAGTCTGCCATGGCCAGCACATCGGTTGGAAACCTTGAGAAGAAGATGGGCGGGTTGAACAAGGTCGGCAATATCGCACAAAATGCTTTCATTGGTGTAGGCGTCGCGGCTGGCGCAGCATTCGCCGTAGGGGTCAAGGGCGCAGCCGATCTCCAGGATGCCATCGCACAGACAGCTGTCGCTATGGGTCGTTCGTCCGCGGACATTGATCGGATGTTCACGGGAACCGCCATGAAGATGAGCATGTCCACAGCGCAGTC